ACAATGGACAGCTGCACAAGATGCTGCTATTGCTAGAGGTGATATGACTGAAGCCCAAAAATTAAGAGATTTGCATTTTAAAGTTAGTACTCCTCAAAATAAACTTGTTGACGCTGAAGGCAATCCTGTAAAAATGATACATGGTTCTCAAGCAAAATTTACAGAATTCAAACATAAGGATAATCCATTTGGAACTCACGGTAGAGGTATGTATTTCGGAGTGGCTCCTAAAGACTTAACAACTGGTTATGGTGGAGATAATGGATATAAATATTTAACATACTTATATGGAAAAAGTATATATCCTGATTCAGGAATTATCATGAGGGATAATGCTGGAAAAGTTATACCTAATAATATAATGTATGAAATAATAGGTACAAATTCTTATGATGAGTTTATAAATTCAGTTACTAGGCGATTTAGAGATACGTTTGAAAAGTATAATCAGTTCTATGACCTAAAAAATATAGAAAAAAACATAGATAAAAAACTATATCAAAAATTACACGATTCATTTGATACAAAAGGAGTTGGGGTACCAGATATACATAAAAAGAAACATTGGTTTAGGAAAGATGAAAAATATGCTACTTATAATCCACAGAGACCTGGTGAGGTTGTTGTAAGGGATGCAAATCAAATAAAGTCAGCAGATGCAGTGACTTATGACCCAGTAACAGGTGAGAGGATTCCTTTAGGAAAAAGAGATGATTTTGGTAAAAATAGTATTCTTTGGGGATTAACTCCTTTTGGAATAGGATTAGGAACATTTAGTGCATTGTATGGAACATCTGACAGTGGTACATTTAATAAAGGCAAAGACTCCGGCATCCACATCAAACCTTAGAACCGCGGTAAATTCACAGCTTTAAAGAAACGTACAGGTAAATCAGCTTCATGGTTTAAAGCACACGGTACACCAGCTTAGAAGAAGATGGCTATATTTGCTTTAAACGCAAGAAAATGGAAACATAAATAATTATGAAAGATAATATGAAATATACCGGTGCGGCTATGTTTGGTTGTTATAAACCAGATCCAAATGTTCCTGCCGAGGAGATTTCTGGAATAGACTTAAGAGATGTTCCAGAGGATATAGTAAACGATAAAGTACTTCCACTTGTAGGTGAATTGGCTAATATATTAGAACCATATCATACGTATGTATGGCTTACAATTGGACACGTTAAAGAAACAACAGAATAAACTGTAACAAATTAACTAACACATATTTATAAATATGGCAAGAAAGAAGAAGAATCCGCTAGATGACCTTACGTCAATGATGAGTGATCTTGGCTACGACAATAGTGAACAACACGAGAGTGTCGTAGATATGGATGAACTCACAGAAGGTTTTACTGGCGTTGAAGATCCAATCGAAGAAAATAATGAACCAGATCCTGGTAAACAGGAGACTGAGGAGAAAGAAGGGGAAAATAAAGATGAGCACGATGATGACTCTAAGATCCCCGATGATGTATTAAATAGAATTAATAATCAATCTTCCGAAGAAGAGCTCGACGGAGAACAGGATACTGATGATGATAATACAAAAGTAGATCCTAACGAAGCACAGCAAATTGGTGCTTTCTTTGACGCCTTCGCTGAAGCACTTGACTGGGATGTAAAAGACGAAGATAGGCCTGACTCAATTGAAAGTCTTATTGACTACATTGGAGATGTTGTAGAGCAAAACTCTACTCCGCAGTATGCCGATCAACGAATTGCTGAACTTGACCAGTACGTCAAGAATGGAGGTAAGTTCGAAGACTTCTACAATAATCGTTCACAGGTAGAGTCTTATAAGAATCTCGATATGGAAGATGAAGCTAATCAGAAAGCAGTTGTTCGTGACTACATGAAAATGCAAGGTTATACAGACGAACAGATAAGTCGTAAAATTGAACGATATGAGGATGCTGACATGCTCGAAGATGAAGCAACAGATGCTGTTGTTTATCTTGAAAGAGTAAGAGAGCAACAGCTACAGCAGGCCCTCGCAGAACAGGAACAGGTTAGAATGGCCCAAGAGCAACAGGCTATGGAATTCATGAACAGTTTGAATACAAGCATTGCCAGCCTCGATAACATTAGGGGTATTTCTGTTCCAAAGGAGGATAGAAAAGCTTTGCTTGACTATATAACTAAGACTGATGCAAATGGCCTTACTCAGTATCAGAAAGACTTTAATCAAAACATGGTATCTAACCTCATTGAATCTGCTTACTTTACCATGAAGGGTGATGCTCTCCTTGGTTCAGCTACGCGCAATGGTCAGACATCTGCTGCAAGTAAGTTAAGAACAATGTTGCGACATCAAATGAAGAATCATAGTTCATTCAATGTCCAAGAAGAAAAAGCACCTCAGGCGTGGGAAATGGCGTCAAGATTCCTCGGCTGAGTAAATTAATCTAAAATAATATATGAATAATTCTTTTTTAAATAATCTTCAGCTGTACCGTGGACGTCGTTTCTCGGATCTGGTTGATGAAAACATGATTGCTAATGCAATGCTTACCCGTCCCCATGAGGTTGCAGGTCTGCTCTCTCTGGTGTTCGGTACTAAGGATGATGGTATTTCAACTGCCATTGACCTGATCACTGGCGGTATCGGCCGCACAATGGTTATTGATAATCGCGAATATGAGTGGAATGTGATGATCGACAGCGATCATGCTGTTAACATCCGTTGGGCTAAGTGGAACGGCCAGGAGATTACTCCCGCTGCTATTGAGGCTGGTCTGACTCCCGGTATCAATGGTACCCCTATCTACCTCGGTCTTGAGGAGCGTTGGTTCGGTCCTGGTGCTGTGCTCGCATTCGACAATGTGAACTTCCAGGTTCGCGTTAACGGTGTTCCCTATCAGGATGGTAGCACTTGGGTTTATGAAGTATATGTTGCAGATGGTCACGCTGGTTCGTACATCCCCGCAGAGTATATGATGCCCGGCCGTCAGGTTGGTCGTATCGGTTCTGCTTACGAGGAGTACAGTGATGAGGCAGATATCATCAACTATCAGACTCCGTTTAAGATGCGTAATAGCCTTACAACGCTGCGTCTGACTTATGATATCACCGGTGACGCTTATAGCACCGTCCTTGCTATTCAGCTGACTGATCCCGCTACGGGTAAGAAGAGCTATCTGTGGGCTGACTATCAGTACTGGAAGGCTCTCCGTGAGTGGAAGAAGCGTGAGGAAAGCTTCCTGCTGTTCTCGCACAGCAACCGTAACGCTGATGGTACTTATAGCCTGAAGGGCACGAACGGTCGTCCTGTACCCATCAGTGCTGGTCTGTTTGAGCAGATTGCTCCCGCCAACGTTCGTTACTACACCACTCTTACTACTGAGCTGCTCGAGGATTACCTCTTCGATCTGAGCTACAACATCCTCGGTACTAACGAGCGTAAGTTTGTTGCTCTGACTGGTGAGATGGGTATCCGTGAGTTCGACCGTATCCTTAAGGAGAAGGCTGCTAGCTTCCAGGTTATTGACACCAAGTTCATCACTGGTAGCGGTCAGGAGCTTACTCTCGGTGGTCAGTTCACTACGTATAAGATGGTAAATGGTATTGAGCTCTCCGTTAAGCGTTGCGCTCTGTTTGATAACATGGAAATGTTCCGTACACTCCATCCGGTTTCTGGTAAGCCGCTGATGTCGTATACCTTCCTGTTCGTTGATCTTGGTCAGCGTGATGGTCAGGCTAACGTTGTTAAGGTTTGCCGTAAGGGTCGTGAGTTCGTTCAGTGGTGCACTGGTGGTTCTGTAATCCCCAGCGGTTACGGTAACAGCATTACCACGCTGCGTTCTAACAGCCGTGATGGTTATCAGGTTCACTTCCTTGGTGAGGAAGGTATTATGCTTCGCAACCCGCTGTCTTGTGGTATTCTGTACTGCGATGCAGAGGATAGCGAGACGATGAGCCTCTAATATTAACTTAGCTTTCATGGGGTCTTCGGACCCCTCAAGCTATAATTTTTTATAGAAATGATTGTAGAATTAAAGATTAAGAAGTCCAATCCTTGGGCCGGTTTGATTAAGTATAAAGGATGTAGCGATTACATCGCTCCTTACTTCACTCGGTCTGGGTCGATCTACACAGGTCTTACACCTGAGGACGAGAAGAAATATGAGAAGGCGCTTGGCTACGCCGAAGGTACACTCGCAAAGGAAAGTGATTTTTGGAAGACTTTCTGTGTGAAGGTTGGTTCAAATAGCCTGTTTTTAGATGATTCATATCCACGCCAAGAGATGCTTATTAAGTTCCTTTCTGGCCATAAGCGTGTTGCTACATCACTCGATAAGTTTACTGCAGGTAAAGATTATCTCCTGATTAACCGCGAGGCTGAAGCTATTGAACGTAATAAGATTAATAAGCAGCGCAGGGATGCCATCAAAGCGTTTGATAAACTTACGCTTGATGAAATGCGCAAGTGTCTGCGTTTGTTTGGCGTAAAAAGCGACAACCTTTCCAATGAACTCGTAGAGTCTACTTTGTTCAACCTTGTTGACAAGCAGCCTAAGAAGTTCTTCGACAAATGGGTCAATAACAATAAGAAAGAAACTGAGTTCCTTATTGAAGAAGCTATAGCTAAAGGTATCATACGTAAGGATCGTACTCAATACTATTACGGCAGTGAAATGCTCGCAGATACTCTCGACGATTGCATTGCGTACCTCGATGCTAAGAAGAATCAGGATCTCAAGCTTTCTATTATCAATTAGGTAGAGAATAAGTAATAAAACATGACGACGTATGACGCATAGTAATATTAAAGAAAAGTTTTTGATTGAGTATGACAAAGCTAGTATTGCTTCGTCATATCCGTCGCTTACAGACTATGAAATTGCTACAGTACTTGACAAAGCGTACCTGGCCTTAATAGCACAAAAATTAACAGGCAATAACCCACGAGGAGTACAATTTGAAGGAGATACTAAAGCAATTGAAGATATCCGACCATTGATAACTCGAATAACGATTCTTCCGTCGGATGTAGATAAAGAAGCTTCCAATGAATATGTGTATGATTTACCTGAAAATTTTATGTACTATCTTCAATCTAAAGCCAACTTAGCATATAAACCTAACGCTATAGATGAGAAGATACATTCTTTAGTAGAAGTAAATCTGGTTACTCATGAACTCGCATCAAAATTCATGTGTACTACACACAACTTCCCTTGGGTTGAAATTCCAGTATGTTGCTTAGAAGATAACATACTTAGAATGTTCATAGACCCCATGAGAGTAGATGATAATAAAAAGCCTTCTTTAAATCTCATGTACATCCGTAAACCGAATAAATTCTGTGGAGAGTATTCCTCTTCTAATGAATTCTTATGGGATGATACAGAGTTTGAGTTATCTGATACAATGGCAGAAGAGTTAGTTAACTTAGCTGTATTAATGTCTACTAAGATTGTCGAATCTACTAGACTTACAGCCGAAATATAGACAAGACCACTTGAATCATGACTGTAGAACAAACACGGAAAATGGGTATTGAATTCGAGCGCAGACTCCACGAGATATACCCAGAATTTAGGAATAATGAAAAGCTCGACACTGATACGATATATTCGTTTCTCAGTGAATATTAGACAAAATACGTGGAGGATTTGTATCTGGCAGATGGTCAAGTTGAAAATGATTCTAGAGCATCTGTTAAGATAAACGATATCACAAAGACTTTAACACGCACGGTAACGATTCCGCGTCTTTACGACAATGAAGATACTTTCGACGCAAGATATGGCGTTCGGTTTGAATTGCCGACAGATTACTTTTCTTACATAAGTAGCACCAGTGTTATTAGTAAGAATTACAAACAGAATGACCATACAGTAAGTCTTACATACACTCCCAATAAAACCGTCAAATGGGATGATGCAAGCAGCGTAGCCGAAAGATACTACAACAAAGGAATATTACGTAACCCATTAGTTATAATGGAATCTAAAGCCAAACAACCTTATATAGAAGTGATATGTGATTCGTATACCAAAATAGATGCTCTAAAATTAACTTATCTGATGGCTCCGCACGCGTTCAACGTGTTGAACTATAACGATGACGATGACTCACCTGGGGCAGTACATAGTAATTGCGAACTGCCTTATATGTGTTTCAATGATCTAGTTAAAGGAGCTGTAGACATGTATATAGCAGAGTACAAGTTTAAGTTAGCCACGAATAACAATAATAACCGCAGGAATAACAGAAGGGAGGAACAGCGATGAAATACATTAAAATAATCGAAGCGTTTGAATATGAAATTGCCAAGCTAGATGACGCTGTTAATAAACCATCCACTGATGATTCCCTGTTTTGGCTCAACCAAGCAGTAGGTAAATTTGTTAAAGAGCGGTTTAATGGAGACTTTGTTCATAAAACATCATACGAGCAAAATGAAAAGCGTAGAACTGACCTTATCAAATTGTTCTGTTCTAAAAAGTATGATAGAACTAACATGGTTCATATCAAGAAGCAACCGAGCTATGACCAGTACATAATTAAGTATCCTGAAGATTTCTTGTTTTCACTCAATGAAGATGTAATCATTTCAGACTTAGAAGGTGAACATAAAATGGACACTTGCATGTTTGAATGTACACAGGATAGTTTCATGTACAGAATTACAAATAGTTTGACAGATTTCCATTATCGTTATCATAGAGCACGCCCGTTGAGAATACGCAATGTGGATGGGTGCGAATTGTTAACTGATAAGAAATATAAGATACATGAGTACACACTTGGGTATCTTAGAAAACCAAACGAAATAACTCTTGAAAATCCATTTGATGAGTACGAGGATTTTGAAGATATTATACTTTCTGAAATAATTAAAATAGCCGCTCAGATGTACTTAGAGAATTAGAAAGACGAACGGTATAAAACGATTACTACAGAAGTAAGTACTCAAGAATAATAACAATTTAAACGTGGAAACCCCAGCCGGTTGGGTCCGGACTAATGCTCCCGTAGAGTGGACATTAACGTATAGGGGGAGTAGAATAAATTAATATAAATATATGATTACATACGTAAATACTGTGCTTGTTTCTAATAAGAACGGCGCTACGCTTGCTACTGCAGCTGATCTGACTGGTAAGCCTTCGAAGGCTGATCTTCAGAGTGTTGTTGGTAAGTTCGTTTTCATGAACTGCGATCCCGCCAAGCAGGATGGTTCTAAGATTAGTGATATTTATGCTTTCGATGCAGATTGTGACACGTTCCGTCTTGGTGTTGTTACCAACGACTACTACACTCGTTTCGATAAGACAGCTGGTGCAGAGGTGTTCATTCCCGTCGTGAAGTGGTCTAACGAGATTAAGACTGCTGACATTAAGTCGATGTCTGTTCTCACGTATAAGGATGACACTGAGGATGTTATTAAGGTTGACTTCTCTAACCTCGATAACAATCTGTCTACTCGTATTGCTCAGGGTGGTATTCCCGTCGTTCTTCGTCTGACCTTTAAGGATATGCCTACTCGCTTCCGTAATTGGACTGAGAGCTATGACTATATTACGAAGTTTGGCGACACCGGTACTTAGATTGCAGAAGGTCTTGCTGAGACTATTTCTCTGCAGAAGAAGCGCGCTCGCGTTTGGGCTTCCGCTTCTAATGGCGTTCTTACGCTGACTGCTATGGAGTATGACGATGACAATTCTAACGACAGCGAGAACTTTGCAGGTAAGGTTCGTTTCAACGCTAACTGCTGGTACAGCGATCCTACGGCTCCTGGTTTTGCTTCTAGCAACAAGTATGCCATTGGTACTGTAACTAAGGAGGTTGGTGTTCAGTATCCTGCTTCTGCTAAGAATGTTCGTGACCACGAGCGTACTGCTCAGGGTTATCAGGGCATCCTGCATCGTTGCAATTGGTACGATCCAAAACCCGCTATGGTCGCTAATATCGACTATAAGTACAACGGTATCACTCTCGAGTTTGAGAACATGTATCGTGCTGCCGATGACATCTTCCGTAAGACGAAGCAAACTGTTGAGATCTATGCTTCTAACAATGGTGAAGCCCAGAGCCTTACTACTCTTGCTAACAACCTTAAGAGCATGATTGACGTTCGTCAGAAGCCAGTTGTCTCCATTGACAACAGCGCTGCTTACGATTCAGAAAACTTCGCACACGCGTAAATTTAATAAACTAAAGTCGGGGTAGGGGAGTCTCCCTGCTCCGGCTTTATTATTTTATAACAATTATGGATATAAGAATAGGAAACGATATTAAACTTAATGTAACTCTTCAGGGCCAAGGTGACTTCGATGAAAAGAATATAAAGCTTATAGAGGCATACTTGACTAATACTGCAATGGAAGAGTTTTTAGATCCTTCTGCTCCTTTTGCGCCAGTTGGATGTTGCGATCATATATGTGGAATGAGAGGATATCATTTCCCCGTATTCAATTCAGGATGCCCCAGCTGCTGTGGTTATCACGGATGGCCTCACCACTATTATTGGCATAACTGGATACGTCCATTCAGATTTGACAACGGAGTACTTGTTCCGAACTACGGTCATATGTTCTGCCGTCATCACTGTCATTTCCCTAAAGCAGGCCATAACTATAGTTTCTTAGCTCCTCATAAACTTACAGGTGAAGCTAACAAAATACAGGTATACTTTCCTGCACAGAAACAAGTTGCAGAGGGTGATTATACTCTTACGATTGTAGTACATGCTTATGAATACGGATGGGGTAGAAAAGATCTTCGTACATACACAATGGATTACGGTAAAGTATTTAGACTTACGGATGACGAAAACGCTCTGAGTGGTAACGTAGAGATAGACGTGTATGCATCTGGAGAATCTCAGCCAAGCGGTGGTTCTACTAAAGTTATACCCGGTTATATTGGTGTTGTGAATGTTACTCCAAACGGATACGATTATACAGATCAATCCTTTGAGTCTTCTACTGGTTCTAATATGCCTAAGGGTGCTGCTAACGTAGATCTTGCTAAGCTTACTCAATATGAGAACGTAGTCGGTAGTAATACAGTATATACTAATGACTCTTCGTTCTTGTGGATTGTGACAGATAGTCCTATTAAGTCGGCATCTGCTGGTACATTTGATATTCCTCTTTCTGAAGCTGAGCAATATAATAATAAGTATTATTACGCTTGTCTTAATCCGCTTGCAAAGAATAAGTCATTCAAATTAACAATAGGAGGTTAATATGGTTAAAGATTTTACAAAAGAAGATATACCTGTACTCGGTAGACTTGTAAGTATTTCTGATGACAATACTGTTGCTAATGCGGAGCAGATATGGGATGCTAAGAATAATTAGAGTATACAAGATACTGTAAATGATTTTGACAATAGAATCACTTCAATAGAAGGTGGTTCGTCATTAACTCAAGAGCAAAAGAATATTCTTAGGTTTATACAGGAATATTCAACTATATACCAGTATGCAGAACCGGATAGTTACGATGATGCTTTCGATGTAAATAATTTATGGCTAAGATATGATAACGCCAATTTAGAATATAAAAATAGTAGTATTGATATTAGCGGCGATTCCTGTTTATCAATATGGAGTAGATTTAATAGTAATTACGGTAATACTAGCGCATTATATATAAACGTAAGCAAAGCTTCCGATGTAACGGCACAAAAATGGGCTATATAGGTAACTGGTGGCGATTGTAAGTTCAAAGATGATCTGATGGTAGAAGGTACAATACGTAGTATAGAAGGATTTGAAACGCAAGAAGGATCTGTAACTGCGTGGGATGGTATATTTGAAAATTCTATCATAAGTCAAGGTGGTGCATTAGATAGACTATCTGTAGGTGGAAATAGTGTTCCTAGTGGAGATGCAATTCTTACGGTAGAAGGTTTGGCATATTTTGAAGACGGTTTTCATAGTGAAGGAGATTGTTTGTTCGGTACAAATGTAACAGTAGGCGGCAATGCTACGTTTTAGAGTGACATAATATTGAATGGTAGCATGCAAGTGCAGCCAGATCAGTTTTTTATAAACGATACGACGCTGGATGATTATATTGCAGAAAAAGGTATATGCGTTTTGGAATATGACCAAGAAATAGACGAAGACACTCTTCGTAAAATTTCTTCTGGATAGACTACTGTATTACGATACTTAGTAAATACCCATGGTGCCAGCAGAGTATACTATTATCCAGAAGTCATGCGGGTATCGTCCGTATCAAACCTAAGAATTGAATGGGCACGACCAATTGAAATAAATTCAAACACTAGTTGTAATTATTATTCATATATCCTGTAGATAACATTTAACGGGCAAACTAATAATATAAGTTGGAGTAATAACTCCAGCAGCATAGATTTTTTGACTATGCTGGAAGGTAAACAAAATACTTTAAGTGCAGGAAGTGGTATATCTATAGATTCCAATAATGTAATATCGTGCACTGTTTCCGGAGGAGGATCAACGGAAGGAGTAATAGATCCGTATTATGTACATACCGATAACAATTATACTACAGCAGAAAAGAATAAACTTGCGGGTATACCAGCTGATGCGGAAGCAAACATACAATCCAATTGGAATGAGACAGATACTTCATCTGACGCATATATTCTTAACAAGCCTACTGCCCTTAGCGCATTTACAAACGATATGCAGTTTGTTACAATGAGTGATATATCTACAGCAGGTGCTATAACAGCAACAGATATTGCTTATTGGAATGCAAAGGCAGACGCAGCTACTAGTTTATCTGGATATAATATTCCGTTTGACGAAAGATTCTTCTGGGAAAGTCCTCAATTTGGATTTACTTTTACAGACCAATATACAATTGATCATCCAGTGAAGATGACTCAAGCAGAGGGTGCTACAGAATGGTCTACTGTTGGCGATAACAAAGTTCCTACTGTCGGCGCAGTATACAATAAGTTCTTAGCTAAAGATGACTCTACGGTTGTAAAAACGGTTGGAGATCAAACTATAGACGGAAATAAGACCTTTAATAAAAGGTTGAACGTTTTAAATTTACGTTCTACTGAAAGTAATACTCAATCGTCGAATAAGTTCTTTGCTACCGACGGAACAATAGGTACATTTAAAACAATAAATAATGAACCTATTACTGGTGCAGGAAATATAAATATTGCATATTCTAACTTCACGTCTCCTAGTAATAATGCGGCCGGTATAGCTGGTCTTGTTCCTGCTCCTGCTGCAGGCACTCAAGATTATATACTTAGTGCTACTGGATGGAAAAACATGCAAACGATAGTAGATGCGGTAGCGGCTCAAATTCAATCTGGAGAAACGTGGATACTTAGTAATATATCTATCAGAGATTATATTTATCAAGATTATGATTATGCAATGTGCGTAACAAACACAAAGGATAATAAGAAGTATTTGATTACATCGGATGGTGATCAGAGAGGTTATCCTATTTGCGGTAAATTAAGTCAATACGGAGTAACTTGGACACAAGACGGTCCGACTAAAAAAGACGAATATACTAGCAATTATTATCCAGAGGATATGGTAACGGATTTTAATCTCGATGGTATTCTTAGTTATGATGCATTTAGTTATTT